AAGAAACTGAAATCATGGAAGAAGAAGCTGAAGAGTTATATGCCGAAGCCGAAGAAGTCCACGAAGAAGAAAGCGAAGAAAGCAACGAGCAAAAAAGCTCAGTAAGAATGTCAGCATTAGCTGTCGTGGCTAATACTATACAGTCTGCTAGGAATAGTGTTTCTAGCTCCATACGTGGCTCTGGTGGAACGAATCGAAGTTCAAGAGTATCTTCAGTTACATCTAGTGTAAGTGGGTCTTCAGGAGCTTCTATTTCATCTACTGGTGGAATCAGTACAACAAGCTCTCCAAGCATATCAGACCAAGTTGTTTCAGCATCAGCACAAAATCAACAAGTATTGTCCATGAGTTCTGATGTAGATACATCCTCAACCAGGGTAACTATAAATATTCTACCAGATATTGATGGAACTCCACAAGTTGCAATGGCTGATGTACAGGTACAAGATATGCAGGGAGAGATTGATACAGCTATCTCAGGAGTCATGACAGTTTCTGAAGCTGACCAAATAGCTGATCAAATCATAGCAAACAATATTAAAGAACAACAAGAGCAAGCTGAACAACAACAAGAAGAGACAGGACAGTACGCAGACAGTACAACTCTTGTAGCTTACTTAGGATATGTTGCAGGCTTTGATGCGTACAGAGAAGCTCAAATACCTCAACAAGAAACGTGGTATGAACCAAGAGCAATCTATACAGGTATAATGTTAGATGATAATACACAAGCTTTTTATGGATTAGCCGGTGCTAGTCTTGAAACATTAGGTGACATGATAGACATGCAACCGAATTTATAACGGAGAAAAATATGGAATGGTTTGAAAATAAAACAACACAACTAATTGCCCTAGTAGGTATTGTAGGAACACTAGCAGGTTTTGGATATACCGGTGCTACTTATGTAAATAGACTTGAAAATCTTGAAGCAGCTATTGGAAGTGTAAGTGACACAGAAGATGCTCAAAAAGTTATTGAAGAAAGATTCGTAGCTATTGAAACGTCAGTAGAGTATATCAACAAAAGTATTGATGAAGGTATCAACCCGTCACTTAAAAAGATATCAGAAGCTTATAACGGAACTAGTAAAGATGTAGCATCCTTACAGGCAGAAGTACAGTACTTACAAAATGATGTAAGTGCTCTCAAAGACGATAATAAAAATCCTTTAGCTAATTAATAGTAGCATTCAGGGCATCAAGTTCTGATTCAAGTTCGTTGTGTATAGCAAGAATCTTTTGTCTTGCTTCTCGTATTACTGTTTCTACTATTTTTAAATCCGCACCTTTAAATATTTTCTTAGCATCCTTTAAAGGTAGTCCGCTTGTTTCTGTAACTAAGCGACCTTTAGTATCAAATAATATATGGAAGGATAGTATGTTCGCTTCCTGTGCTTTCATTTTATATCTCCGCAAATGAAACTTTGTCTTGCTTTCCTCTAAGTCCTGCTTTCATATAAGCAGTTGCTCGCCCCTCAAAAAAGTTTTGGTGCTCAACTCCAAGTACTTCATCTAACCACGGAAGAGGGTTATCTTTCTGATCAAAGTTTGTTTTTAATCCAAGTTGTAATAACCTTCTATCAGCTATGTATCTGTTGTAAGCATACATATCTTTCTTTGTAAGTCCTTGCATATCTCCTAGTTCAAATACTAGGTCAAGAAACTTATCTTCTAATTCAACCATTTCTCTACAAATATTGTAAAGTTCTTTTTTAAAATCATCAGTCCATATATCAATGTTTTCTTGTATGAACTCTCTGAATAGTTTAGTCATAGCTTCTACATGAAGTGACTCGTCACGTATAGAATACGTTACAATCTGCCCCATGCCTTTCATTCTTCCAAACCTTGGGAAGTTTAACAAGATTGCAAAGCTGCTAAATAATTGTAGACCTTCTGTAAATCCTGAATATACTGCTAGTGTTTTAGCAATAGCCTTCTTGTCTCTACGAGTAGGTTTAAAATCTTTAATGTAGTCATGTTTGTTCGCCATTTCTTCGTACTCAGCAAAGGCTTTGTATTCTATTTCCGGCATCCCAACTGTGTCTAATAATAAACTATAAGCATGTTGATGTATTGATTCCATGTTCGCAAATGAACACATCATCATTCTTGCTTCAGGTTTCTTGAATATTCTCATATACTTATCGATATATCCTGAACCAACATCTACATCTGATTGCGTAAACAATCTAAAGATTTGTGTTAGTAAATTTTTTTCTTCGTCTGTTAGTTCTTGCCAGTCCTTTACATCTGTATGTAAGGGCACAGACTCTGGCAACCAATGCATCTGATTCTGTTCAACGTACTTATCAAACATCCAAGGATGATCAAATGGTTTATAATATTCTCTGTTACTTAGTAGACTCATTCCTTTTCTCCACGTGTTTGGCATACTCTTGTAGTAGCCATTTGTTATATTGCTTTATGTATTCTTCTTTATTTAATGTTTCTGAACCAAAAGACGAATGTTCATCACAGTAGTCTAACCACATTCTAGTGCAGAAACTATAAAACGTATTGGACACTAAAACTCCTTGAGAAGTAAGTCTAACTTCTCTTGAGCAGTAGCCATCTTATCTAAAAGTAAATCCATAGACTCTATAATATGAGGATGTTCTGCGACTCCCATACCTAATGAAAAGTATGTATCAAGTTCTGATTTAGCAATAGCTATTTCAGCTTCATACTTTTTTTTAAGTGCATCAAATCTTCCTTCGTACATGTTATCAAATTTATCTTCCATAGTTATCCTTCACAACTTAAACATTCTACATCTTCAAGCTTGACTCGTTGTATTTTGACATTAACATTCTCAGCACTACGAGCAGCATCTGATCTAAAATAATATAATGATTTTAATTTATTCATAGCATACCAATGTACATCATTGACATACTGTAAGTATTCATCATGTACCGTTTGAGACTCGGTAGCTTTAGGCATAGTAAAAAATAAATTTACACTTTGACTTTGACAGACATACTCTTGTCTCATATGTGCATGTTCTACTATATAGATTTGATTAATCTCTGTAGCAGTTTTAAATATTTCTTTTTCTTCATCAGAGAGGATATCTATATCTTGTACCGAGCCATTAGCTATAGCCATCTCTTTCCAGATTTGCTCTCTCGTGTCCATACTCAAGCCTTTTTTCTTGAGAAGTTTTTCTAAATATTTATTCCTAACTTGGTAAGAACCGGATAAAGTTTTGTGCGTATATACGTTAGCACGATATGGTTCAATACTAGGGGAAGTACCACCACATATAATACTACTACTGGCATTAGGAGCAATAGCCAAAAGATGAGCGTTACGCTTATTGCTACCGTGTATATCAGGAGCTTCCCCACGTTCATGAGCCAATCTTTTAGTCGATTCCATAGATCGTTCTTTGATGTGGGAGAAGGCGACATTATTGATACTAGTAGATCGTAACCCATGGAAAGGTAGTCCTTTACTTTGGAGTAAAGCATGAAAGCCCATCGCTCCAAGACCCACCGACCTTTCTCTATACGCTGAATAAGCAGCTTTAAGTAGTCCTTCTTTTTCTTCTCTAACATATTTTTTAAACCTCTCAAAATTTGCACTATATCCACCAAGTCTACTGGTGTCTACAATAGCTTCTATAAAGTGTTCAAGAACATTATCTAACATGGTAATTAGATCATCAATAAACTGTTCGTTCTTTTTCCACTTGTCAAAGTGTTCTAAATTTACACTCGATAAACAACATACTGCGGTACGTTCTTCGTTTGTTGCTAAGACAATCTCGGAACATAAATTACTTTGATTAACTCGTAATCCTAAATCCTTCTGTTGTTTTGGTAAGTGTTCATTACAGGTGTCAATGTTAATCATGTAAGGTTCGCCAGTTTCGGCTCTTGCGTTTAACATCTGCCACCATAAATCTCGAGCATTTAGAATCTTAACTGCTTCACCACTCTTAGGATCAATTAGTCTCCACTCTTCATCATTCTTAACTGCTTCTAAATATTCGTTGGTAAGATTAATAGCATTGTGTATGTTTAAACACTTTCTATTTATATCTCCACCAGATTCTTTTCGCATGTTTATAAACTCTTCTACTTCTGGATGTGATATATCCATATACGCAGCATACGAACCACGTCTTGTTACGCCTTGATTAAAGGCAAGCATTTGCGAATCTACTACATGCATGAATGGGATTGATCCAGTAGAACGAGAATGGTTAGAAGTACCAATACCATTGCTTCTAACACTTCCCCAATATCCACCGATGCCTCCACCTGAACTCGCGAGCCAAATGTTTTCATCATAGTGATCAGATAACCCACGCCTACTGTCAGGTACGTAGTTGAGAAAGCAGCTAATAGGTAAGCCACGAGTCGTTCCTCCGTTAGAAAGTATAGGAGTACTAAACATAAACCATAAATCGGAACTGTACTCATAAAGTCTCTGTGCAAGATCGAAGTCAGTCTCACCTTTATAAGTCGCACCAAAAACACTAGCCCTTGCAAAAGCTTCTTGAGCATGAGTTTCTTCCTCCCAAAAATATCTATCCTTTAATGTATCTAAACTAAACTTATCTAGCTTTTTTTCTTTGTCATAATCTATGACTATTCCTAAGTAAGGCTTCTTGCCTATCTTATCTTCAATCATTCTCGATTTCCTCTTGATTTAAATGCAAAGCAATCAATGCGTAGTGAATTATTTTAAGTAAATCTTTTTGAGACTTCCCATCTTTCTTACCATACCTCATTGCATACTTCATGATATTACCTACACAAAATCCCTCTCCATGTCCGGCATCTATAATCATATCAGTTGCTTGATACTTTGAATGAGCGTAGTGTTGTGTATAAGTATTATCTATATACTGATGTACTGCTCTAATATTCAAATTCTCATTAAACTTATAATCCATATCTCTTCCTTAATGTATTGTGTCCTCTTCGGATATTCCTGTCAATCTTCTTTTGTATTCTATTTCAATTAAGTCTTGCATCTTTTCAATCACTTCAGTATCAACTTCTTTGATTTGATGTCCAGAAAAAATAAAACTTCCTATGATCATAATCAGTTCACTTAAATCTATATCCTCTAAGTTCCAAGTGACGATTGTATCTTTAAACTCAGGCACGTTCTAACTCCTGAACTTGAACCTCTGTGATGTCTTTGCCAGTTGATTTGACAACTTTCTTAATACCTTTAATAAACCATCGTAAAGTGTACGCAGAAACTCGGAGATGCCTATTAGCATAAATATGAGTTTGATCCGGCAAATATTCTTCCAAGTTATTAATTTGAACTTTATCTTTTTCATCATCAGGTACTACACTCCTTAACCAATCAAGCATTAGCTGTTTGGCGTGTCTTCTTATTAGCTTTTCTTTTTTTGAATTCATGTGTAATTTCCTCTACTTTAGGTTCTTTAACTACTTGTGTTAAATAGGAAAGACCTTTCGCATATTTAAATACTCGAAGACCTTTACCATTGTTTGAATCTTTATGACATTCCACTTTATGCCTACAGAAAAAGCATCCTCTAGGTAGCTTCATGTTACCTGATTGTCCGTCAGGGATAGGTTGATAGCAAAGTTCAGGCGGTGCTGACTTGCGTAAAGATTTCTTGACTGTATTTATTTTACTCTCTATGTTGGGTTTGTCAAGTTCTTCCGGTATATAAAGTGCAAGTTCTCCATTTTCTTTGTTCATTGCTAAGAATCCACCTTCGGAAGTACCATGACCTGCCTCATATCCGGCAAGTTGAGCGAGGTATCCGAAGGTATCATCTTGAGCTAATGTTCCATCCTTGAACTTCTTAAAGGCATAGCCTGATGCAGTCTTAACATCCACCACTTCACCATCGATAACACAATCCATGTGTCCTTCAATACCTTTTACTTTAACATTCTTTTGTTCATGTTCTACATTGTGTCCTGCTAGTCTAACTAATAATAAGACTACCTCTTCTAACATATGACCATAAAGAAACTTTATAAATGTATTAGGAGTAATAGAACTTTCTTGTGGTTCAGCTTTCATGTCATACCATAGTTGCCTATTAGGTCTACCAATGTTTGACATACGTAATGTTCCTTCTGATCTTTCTGTAGGTGTAGACCAATGACGTAAGACTTCTTTCATGTCTTCACCAAACTTATCGATAACTTCGTCAGATAGGTTAAGTGATTTACCCTCGCCAAGTACAGAAAGTTTTTTGTAGATATCATCTACTAATGTATTTAATTTTTTCTTTTTCATTTAAATATATTTTTCGGAATACACTTTGTATTTCGTTTTTTTATTTGATGCCTTGTTCTGAATATTTTTTTGATTTGTAGAAGCTGTAACCCAAGTTAAATTAGCTATAGCATAATCTAATTTATTTTCGTTAATATGATCAACAGTATAAGTTTTATTTGGATATTTATTTTTTATAAAGCACATTGCAAATAATCTATGACAATAAATAGTTACTCCTTTATCTTGATTAAAAAGTTTAAAACAAGGGTAAACTGATCTACTAAAACTAGGTTTAACAATAAGTCCATTATCATTATTTAATACATAAGGAAAGTCATTCCGACCTTTAAACTCAGGTAAATGATGTTGCCCTCCAGTTTTAAAAATTGTATATTTTCCTTTAGGAATAGATTTAATAAACTCTGAAGTTCTATTTAAGTCTTTCAGTCGTTGACCTCCTTCACCAAAAAAAATAAAAGATTTAGAAATATCTTTAGTAGTTTCTTTTACAATTTCATCCGAGCTTTCTGATTCAAAAAAATCAAGTTGTTTAATGTGTTTCACTCCAGTTGTCTCCTATCTTGTATTCTCCATCCATTGGACAGCGAAGATTATAATACTCTCCGGCTTTAATAATACAGTTGACTGCTAACTCTCCTACAAAGTCTGCTAGGTCTTCTCTAACTTCCATCTGCCATTCGTCATGAATGTTAGCTACAAACTTCGCATCAAGTGTATTTAGTTTTATTACTGAGTCTAACATAACTAATCCACGTTTCATAACAATAGCTCCTCCACCTTGTAATAAAGTATTGAGAGCCGCATGTTGTGTACGAATTAAAAGTTTTCTTCCATCTAATCCTTTGAGGTAATTTTTTGCTGATGCTCTTTGAACTTTATCTCGAAGAGATTTAAATGATGGGTTACTATCAAAAAATTGTTCTCTAAGTCGCTTACCATCTTTTTGGTTTCCTCCAACCACTCTTCCAAGTTTTGCATCTCCTGCTCCGTATATGAGGGCATAGATGAAAGTCTTCGCCTGATCTCTAGATTCAAGTCCTGCAGCTTTCTGATTAAGGGTGTGTATATCTCCGTCAATGATTTCATTTATAAACTCCTCGTCTTGCATGTAGTGAGCAAGCATTCTTAATTCTAAACTAGAAGCATCGATACCTACTAGTTTGTATCCTTCTTCAACTGTCCAACAGGCTCTACATTCAGCACCGAAAGGGCTATGAATGTTAGGTACTTGAGCCATGTTAGGATTTCTATGACTCATTCTTCCTGTGATAGTACCATTCGGAATAACAAAACCATGCACACGACCATCTTCATCTAAAGCTGATATCCAAGAATCTACTTGTGCTATACGTTTTTGATACAGTAAGTAGTCAGCAATTAATTTTGCTTGTGGAATAGAATCAATACGAGCTAATGTAGTTTCATCTACTATAGGTTGACCGGTAGGAGTAAACTTCTTAGGTTTCCAACCAAACTCAACTAGGTATTCTCCTATTTGTTTTCGTGATCCGAGATTAAAGTCTTGTAACTTTCTTCTGGTAAAAGGGGTGATGTCATTAGTAGGTGAGCGTTCTTCAAATTCTTCAGGAGTCAGTCCTTGCTTTGATAAAGTTCCATCTTTCTTTAATTTAGGTTGTACATCTTTAAGATCAATCATCTTAGGTTTAAACACCTTATGTACTTCATCTTCTGCTTTCTGCATGAGTTGACGAAGTTCAGCAAGTAACATATCAGCGTGTTTAGAATCAAACTTAAATCCATTAAGTTCTTGTTCTTTAATAACTGAGGCTACTGCTTGCTCTAAAGAAACACATTCTTTAGCAAAGCCTTTGCCTTCATTACGCAGGTGTTGAAAGAGGACAGTATTAAGTTGAACATCACGAACACAATAGTCCAACATTTCTTTAGAATAATTAAGGTAATCATCAAACTCTATCTTCCTAAAGCCTAAACGAAAACCCCACTTTTCTAAACTATGTCCTCCTTCACGAACCGGATTGAAGAGTCTTGACATAACTAATGTATCTACAACTGGTTTGTGAGAAAGTTTTACATTCCCAAACTTCTCAACCATAGGTATATCAAAACCTATAATATTATGACCAATAAGTTTATCTGCCTTTTCAAGTAAAGCATAACCTTCCTCTAATTTATCCGGAGGATACTTATATAGTGTTCCTGTATCAGGGTCTTGAGCAACAACACAATGTATCTTAGTTGCTTTAAGATCGTCTGTCTCTATATCAAATACTAAATTCATAATTTTATTTGGTTCGATAATAAAAATCGTGTATTACATCTAAAGCATAGTACAAATCTCTATATTCTTGTTCGCTTTTCCAATAATTTTATTCTCTTAATTTCTCGA